TTCACAAGTTGATGGGTACTCCGAGAAACAAATCGGAGTACTTGAGTGAGACTGCAAAGACATTCGTCTATGAAAAAGGCGCAGAGATACTGACAGGCATAAGACCTGAAATCTATGGTCGCGCTCTCGAATGGGGAAAAGAACACGAACGTCAAGCGTATGAAGCGTTTGACCCTTTCAACACACTAGCAACGTACTACGGAGGTGAGACATTCGTCTTCGTAGAATATGGCGACTTTGGTGGTTATTCACCTGACGCGCTAGGTGACGACTTCATCGTTGAGTTCAAGTGTCCTTTCAATAGCGGGATTCATCTACGCAACTTCTCTATTAAGACAAACGAAGACTTGAAGAGTTTGCATCCTGACTACTATTGGCAAGTTCAAATGGGTATGATAGCGACAGCGTGTGAGAATGCGTTCTTTGTTTCTTATGACCCTAGATTCGTTGACTCACATCGTACGCACATAGTACAAATCACGCTTGACGACGTAAAAGACTTGATTGACGAGAAGTTATACTACGCAGGTCATCTACTTCAAAGTGTCATAGAATTGTCATAAAGCAAAATAAATAGAAAAAAAGTTTGCAAAGTACTTGCATATATGTTTTCTAGATGTATCTTTGCTATATCAAATGAAACAAACTATGAAAAACTACAACAACTTAAACGAAAACGAAATCTCTATTTTGAACTCAATCGTCAAAGCATCTGATAAGTCAACAGGTGGCGACTTCACATATTTCGATGAAGTAATGGAGTTTGTAACAAATTTCACAGAGCAACAAGTAAAAGGATATTTGTCTCAGTTGAAACAAAAAGACTACGTAAGAGTAAGCGACGATAAGTTTTGTCAAATTTATCCCGGCAAGTTTGTTGATTTTTTAACTGAATACGAATTCTAATAGATACAAAATGGGGGTGTAACAGCCCCCTCTATTTACAAGACTATGGCACTAGACATCATATACCCAATTTTATTGACTCCTATCACTATTGCGGTGATGTACGCGAGTCACGTGTTGACAAAGAAGTCGAAGAAAGAAATTCAAGAAGCGACTCCTTATCAGTTTGAAAGAGACGAAATGATTGAAGGCTTCAACGAAGCAATTCAACATCAGCGTCAAGAGTTGTATCGTATGTATAAAGGAAACGCAAAATGACAAGAATCGTACAAGCAGTCGTAAACAATGAACTAGAGTTTCGTGTCTACGAGAATCAAGAAGTAGTTGCTCGTTTTACTAAACAGCATCACGCTCAACAATTTGTCAATCGTCTAAACAAAACAGCGTACGTGTTAGTCAACGAAGACAACGACATCATTTGCGCGTTTGATAGCGAACCGACAATCGAAGAAGTAAAAGACCAACTAGAAGCATCGTATTCAATGGACTTGAGTTTGAGCAACTTTACAAATGGCTCATTCTACTCACACTACGAAGTCTATGGTGACAACTTTCACGAAATTATCACAATCTTCAAAACACAACTACTATGACACAATTTCAATTTTGCGTATGGCTAGGATTCATTGTACTCTCTTTTGTTCTAGGCTTCTATTGTGGTAAATATGACGAACAGGATTGAGCAGTTCGAGCGAATGTATATGGACATCGCTCACATAGTTTCTCAACTATCTAGGTGCAATCGTAAAAAAGTTGGCGCAATCATAGTTAAAGACGGAAACATTGTCTCATTTGGCTACAATGGTACACCTACAGGATTTTGCAACGAGTGTGAAGAGAACGATGTCACAAAAGATGAAGTGATTCACGCTGAGATGAATGCAATCTTGAAAGCGGGTACAAAGACGCAAGGTGCAACGATGTACGTCACGATGTCGCCTTGTATTGAGTGCGCTAAAATAATCAAACAGAGTGGCTTAAAATGCGTCGTATACGATGAATTGTATCGCGACACTAAAGCACTTCAAAAATTGAAAATCAATTACAGACAAATATGAAAAAAGAATCTCAAATCAAAAAGGTAAAAAGTCACTTGTTGAGTGGTAAATCTATCACACCAATTGACGCGCTCAATTTGTATGGCTCGTTTAGACTCGCCGCGCTGATTCACGTACTACGTCACAAAGAAGGACTAGACATCGTGTGCGATGAGACAGAAGGATTCGGCAGATACTCAATTGAAACGAAAAAATAGTTTTGCTATTTACTAGAAATTGGCTACATTTGTAGCGTTGGTTAGCAAATGCGGGTTTGCTGAAAATCAAAAGACCGTACCCTCGTGGTAGAGTTGTTCCCGCAGACACTCTACTATGGGGGTTTTTTTATGCAAAAAAGAAATGAGCAAAGACCCTGCTGTGTTATTTTACACAAGTGATTTTTTAACAGGTACAACCTTAATGACAAACGAGCAAGTCGGTAAGTATATACGACTTCTCTGTATTCAACATCAAAAAGGCGTACTAAGCGAGAAAGATATGTTGAAGATATGTGAAACATATGATGAAGACATCTTTGACAAATTCGAAAAAACAGAAGAAGGATACTTCAATAAACGAATGAGAGAAGAGTTCGAGAAGAGAAAGAAGTATAGTGAATCAAGAGCGAATAATCGTAAGAAGAAAGAAGATATGAATAACATATGTAAAACATATGATGAACATATGGAAAATGAAAATGAAAATGAAGATGTAAATAATAAAAAGACTACACGTTTTACTAAACCAACTCTAGACGAGTTGAGAGATTATATGGATTCAATAGGAATGAATGACGTATCAAACAAGTTTTTCGACTTCTATGAATCAAAAGGTTGGATGATAGGAAAAAACAAGATGAAAGATTGGAAGTCAGCAGTTCGAACTTGGAAACCAAATAATTTGAAAGTGTCAACAAATCAACATAAACTTGCAACACTATGAATCTAGAACAAATGATACTATCAAACTTGCTGTTCTACAATGATGCAAGACACTTCTTACCACAAATCAACAAGAATTGGTTCACACAAGACTTCTCACGTCGCATCGTAGATGTGATGACACAATTGTACTACGACAATCAACCTGTCGACTTAGTGACGCTCTCAAAGCATTTCACAAAAAAAGAAGTTTTTGAGATTATTAAGATACAACAAGAAGCAAGTGGGTTGACAAACATCAAAACACATCTTCAAACATTAGAATATAACTACATCAAAACAACTCTCATAGATAGATTGTCACACTTGAACTTGACAAAAGAACTTGATGAGATGGTCAAAGACTTGCAGTCGATTCTTGACGAGACTACATTCTCGACACACAAAGAACCTGACTCGATAGTAAAAGTCACAAACAAAGTAGTTGACCAAATAGTTGAGAATAGTCTCAAAGGTGGTGCGCTAACAGGCAAACAAACAGGATGGCGATACTTAGACAAGTACATAGGTGGTTACAACGAAGGCGATTTGATAGTCGTAGCAGGTAGACCGGGAATGGGTAAGACTGCAATCGCTCTCACGCTCACAAAAGACTTTGCGAAGTACAACTACAAAGCACTCTTCTTGTCGCTTGAGATGTCAAACGAACAACTTGCAAAGCGATACTTGTCTTTGATAGGCAACATCGAAAATTGGAAGATTCGCAATGGTCGTCTAGAACAAATCGAGATAGACAAAGTCATCAACACAGCAAACAATCAATCAATCGAGTTCTTCATTGACGATGACGTTGATACATCTATTGCGCAAATCAAAGCAAAGGCGAAGTTGCATAAGTCTCGCAAAGGTCTAGACTTACTCGTCATAGATTACATACAACTAATCAAAGGAACAAAAGCAAATCGTGAGCAAGAGATAGCAGAAATCTCACGAGGTTTGAAACTACTAGCAAAAGAATTGAAAATCACGGTCATCGTACTTGCTCAGTTGTCACGTAAAAGCGAAGAGCGACAAGACAAAAGACCTATGTTGTCAGACTTGAGAGAGTCAGGTGCGATAGAACAAGACGCAGATATTGTGATGTTTCCTTTTAGACCTGCATACTACGACACAGAGAAGCCCGACGTAGAAGAAGCGGAACTAATTATCGCAAAGAATCGAAACGGAGAGTGTTGCACAATACCTACTACATTTGAAGGCAAACTAACTGAATACAAAGAACGCTTATGAAAACAATAAAACTAGAGAACAACATTCTTGAAGACGAATACACTCGATATGTGTGTGAATCGTTTGACATTCAAGATTCAACAAAGACAAGCGTAGAAATACCTGTCAATTTTGCAGAGTGTAGAAACTTTGATTGGAACATTGGAGTCATCTACGGAGGTAGTGGCACAGGCAAATCAACGCTTTTGAAGCATTTTGGTGCGATTAGAACGATTCAATTTGACGAATCGAAGTCTCTTATCTCAAACTTTGATTGGTTGCAACCTAGCGACGCTTGTTTACTTTTGTCTTCAATGGGTTTGTCAAGTGTTCCAACTTGGTTGAGACCATATCGTACGCTCTCGAATGGTGAACAATATCGCGCACAATTAGCGTATCTTGTTGGTATTGCAAAAGAAAACGAAGTTGTACTTGTGGATGAGTACACAAGTGTCGTAGATAGAGACGTAGCAAAAGCGATGTCTTATGCGCTTCAAAAATTCATACGCAAGAACAACAAGAAAATCATTCTCGCTAGTTGTCACTTTGATATTATGGAGTGGTTGCTACCTGATTGGACATATTCACCATTGAAGGGGCGTGTCGAGAGACACGACTATCTTCGGCAATCAAGACCATCAATTGAGTTTTCGGTATTTCGATGCAGATATGAAACTTGGCGTATATTCAAACACCATCACTATTTGACACAAGACTTGAACAAAGCGGCAAAGTGTTTTTGTTTGACGTGGAACGATAAACCTACAGCATTTATTGCTATTTTACCGCTACCTAGTGGTACGATACAAAATGCGTTTCGTGTTAGTAGATTGGTTGTTCTACCTGATTACCAAGGTCTAGGTTTTGGTATCAAATTACTAAACTATTTCGGGTCGCTATACAAAAATATAGGCAAGACGCTATACATCAAGACAAGCAACCCTTCACTATTTATGGGGATGCAACGCAATGAGAAAAATTGGCATCTTGTTCTTGAGAATAACAACATAGAAGCAATCAAAAAAATCAATGAGAAACTAGTAGCAGATGGCAAAGACAATGGCTTAAAACTACGCAAAGAATCAATCACAAAATCTTATAAATACATTGGCGAACAAACAAACATAGACACAAAGATTGTCGAGTTTAGCGCAGACGCTTACAAAGATTATTCACAAAGACAAATATCTCTATTTTAATATGAATCACTATCAAGACTTACACAACGCAAAGCAAGAAAATCGTCGTCTTAGACTATTAATCATTGAACAAAAGAATCAATACGAGAAAATCGTCAACGATTTAAGACGTGAAATCTTAAGACCCAAGATTGACATAACACAAACTAGCGCACAATGGGCAGATGTAATGCGCGCAGTATGTCAAATCTACAACATCACGCCTGATGACATCTATTCAAAGAACAGAACGCAACACATACTCTATGCTCGACACACATTCAATCATATATGTAGACGCACATTGAGAATGTCTCTTGAGTCAATAGGTAGAATCATTAATCGAGACCATTCTACCATCATACACAGCGTACGACAAACAAACGACTTGATTGAATATGACAGACAATTCTCCAAAACCTATCAACAGACTCACGAACTATTGGATTCTTATCGCGACGAAGAGTCTTCAATCGTCGATACACATATTGAAAGAAGAGAGCGATGTGTTG